AGCGTGCGAGGTGGCAAGGAACCTCGAAGCCCTCGGAGTCCGCGTCACCAATGTCGAGACGAGGATGAACAAGATGGAAGCGTCGCTCAACGACGGCTTCAAGTCGCTCTCCATTTCCATTGGCAACCTCGGCCATGATGTAGGCAACCGAGTGAACCTCATCGAGAAGAAGGTGGTTGACGAGAAGCAGGAGTGGGGCAGGTCTTTCCGCAAGTGGCTCGACTGGATCGTGAAGCTCCTCATCGTCGGGTGCTGCACGGCGATGGGCGTCACGACATGGAAACTTGTATTTGGAAACTGAAAACTGAAAGGAAAACGAAAATGCTGAAATCAATCATCAAGGCAATCGCAACACCCGAACGGCTCTCGGGCTATGCAGCCGACGGCATCCAGCGGGGCGTCAACGGCACCAAGGAAGAAACCGCCGCGACCGTCGCGAAGTATGCCACGCTCACCAACGAGATGGCTGAACTCGCGAAGAACATCTCCGCGATGCTCACCGACGGACGCATCGACAAGACGGAGCGCGACACGCTTCAGATGATGCTCAAGCCGCTCTTCGCGAAGGTCATGGAGCTGGTCTAACCATGAATATTCAGAACGAAATCGACCGCGACGCACCGCTCACCAAGTTTGAGCGGTTCTGCGTCGGTATCCTCCTGCTCTTTGCCCTTGCGTGCGTTCTCGCCTGCTGCGGCTGCAAGACCTACTACGAGAACGCTGGCGTCCGCGTCCGCACGGGAAATGTCACCGCGCCCGTCGAGGTCTCGGAACCGACGTCATCCGCAAACGCCAAGTTCCTCTTCTTCATGGACGGCGCGGACGTCTATGTCGCAAAAGGCTACGGCGTCGAGATCGACTACTCGGCGGCCTATGCGGGGACGTGGCTCACCAGCGCGTCAACACAGGCCGTCCACGTCGTCGTCTCGTCCACGAATCTTTGTGACACGGCGCGCACGCCATCGCGCTGACATGTCGCGCACGGCGGCGCCGCTTCGGTTTCCGTTAACCTTCCCGAACGCGGAGCGCGGTCACGGAAGCCGCCAACATCTTTGAAAGGAGCAACGAATGGACATAACGAAACTTGACGCGAAGATACAGAAGTCGAAGCGGCTTCTTGAGAAGTCGTGCGAGGAGCGATTATCCGCGATACGGCAGTTCGTAGGCAGGCATTACGGCAACCAGCCGGCCAAGAAGAAGATGCCGACCAACATGCTGGAGATGGCGGTCACGATTTACCTCCGCCACCTCGCCGCGCGCGCTCCGTCGTGCGAAGTGAAGACGGACATCCCCTCCCTGCGCCCGATGGCCGCGAACCTAGAACTCGTCGTCAACCAGGTCGTGAAGGAGTCGAGGCTCGTCACCGCCCTTCGCCGCGCCGTCATGGAGGCGATGTTCTCCATCGGCGTCGTCAAGGTCGGCATCTCGTCGTTCAGCGAGGACCCGAAGGTCGGCGACGAGCCGTTCGCCTCCGTCGTCCAGCTCGACGACTACTTCTTCGACATGTCGGCTCGCTCGTGGGACGAGGTTCAGTACGAGGGCAACGAATACTGGATGGACGTGGAGACGATTCGCGGCTTCTACGGCATCGACCTCGCCGAAGACGACTACAACGGGCAGTCATCGGATGGCGTCGAGCAGGCGAAGGCAGTTGAGCTAGACGAGTCCGCCGATCCCCTCTACGGTCGCGTCCTCCTCCGCGACGTCTACCTCCCCAGCGAGAACAAGCTCGTCACCTACGCAGTGCAGTCCCGCAAGGTTCTGCGCGAGATGGCGTGGGACGGTCCGCTCGGCTCGCCCTATGTCCGCCTTTGCTTCAGCGAGGTGCCCGGAAACCTCATGCCCCTTCCGCCGGTCGCCGTGTGGCAGGACATGAACGAGCTTGCTAACTTCATCTTCCGCAAGATCGCGAACCAGGCGATGTCGAAGAAGACGCTCGTCGCCGTGCAGGGCGGGACGGACGACGAGGTCGCGCGGTTCAAGCGGGCGGAGGACGGCGAGGCCGTCGCCACCAACGGTGCGAAGGTGGACTCCGTCTCTCTCGGCGGCGTCGACACCCAGCTCCTCGCGACGTTCATTCAGGTGCGCGACCTCTACTCCATCTTCGCCGGCAACCTCGATTCGCTCGGCGGGCTCTCCCCGCAGTCGGACACCGCCGCGCAGGACAAGATCATCAGCGAGGCCGCTTCGACCCGTATCCGCGCGATGGCCGAAAGCGTCGAGGAGTTCGCCAACGAGATACTCCGCCGCTTCGCGTGGTACGCCTGGACGGACCCCGTGCGCGTCCGCAAGGTGCGCAAGTACGCCTCGAAGGAGTTCAACATCGGCGTGGACGTCCAGTGGACGCCAGAGACGCGAGACGGCGACTTCCTCGACTACAACTTCTCGGTCGCCGCGCTCTCCATGCAGGACGACTCCCCTTCCGTCCGCCTCCAGAAGCTGACGAACGCCTTCAATGCGTTCATCCTTCCGTGCCTGCCCTATGCGCAGCAGGAGGGCTACACGATCAGCATGAAGGCGCTCGCGGAGTACGTCGCGAAGAACGCGGGAATCCCGGAGCTCACGGACATGGTGACTTCGATGATGATTCCGCCGAACGAGCGGCAGCCAGCCGCCGGCGGATCGGCGCAGCCGTCCTACGTCTCCACGAAGTCTCCTAACTCGCACCGCGTCTACGAGCGCGTGAACCGTCCGTCGTCAACCCGCCAGGGCCGCGACGCGACGATGATGCAGATTCTCTTGGGTGGCAATCCCCAGCGTGACGAAAAGGCGGCGCTCGCCGCAGGAAGGACAATCGGATAATGCCGACGTACTGCTATCGTTCAAGGGACAGGAGGCGCACTCTGGTCGAGCGCGTCTTCCCGTCAAGCCAAGTCCCGGACTCCTTCAAGGAGAAGGGGCGCATCTTCGACCGCTCCCGTTCCGACGAGTGGGGCGGCATATCAGTCCCCGCGTCGCACGGCTGGCCGATGGAGTGCGTCGCCTCCGGCGTCGCCCCGGAGCAGGCGCAGGAGCTCCGCGACCACTTCCGCAAGTGCGGCGTACCGACCGAGGTGACGGCTGACGGCAATCCCATCTACCGCAACGCCGCGCATCGCAAGAAGGCGCTGAAGTGCCGGGGTTTTTACGACCGCGCGTCGTATTTGTGAAATGTTATAGAAGTTATATTTGAAAGGTATTGCGAAATGAAAGAAAATGATAATATTAGCGTGGAATTAGACAAGGCCATCGAAAAAGTGAGCGCAGAAATCGAGAAAGAGAACAAGGGCGAGGAAGTTGAGACGGAAGTCACGACGACCGAAGAGGAACCGAAGAACGACCCCACGCCGAACGGCGAGGAGCCTGAAGCGGCCCCCACGCCGTTCGTTCCCGACGACGCGCTGACGGAGCGGGCGATCCGCGCCGGACTTTCGATGAAGGACGTCAAGGGGTTTTCATCGGCTGAGTTCGCCGAGTCAATCCTCTCGCGCCTTGAAGCCGCGTCGAAACCCAATGGGGAAAAGGAAGAGCCGACCGGCGAAGAATCTCCCGCCGTGAAGTTCGACGCCGTGCTTAAGAAGATGAAGGAGGACGTGGACGAGGACGGAAATCCGAACTACGACCCGAAGTTCATCGAGATGTTCGAGGGCATGGCGGCCTTGCTGAAGTCCCAGCGCGAGGAAATCGCTTCACTCAAGAAGGCCGGTTCGTCCGCCTCGGAGCGCACTTTCTTCGAGCAGCAGCTCGGCACCCTCGGCGATGGCGTGGCAAAGCATCTCGACGCCGCGTCCAAGTCGAAGCTGGAGGCGAAGTTCAGGACGCTCACGAAGGCATACGAGTCCGCGAAGGTGGACATGAAGCCGGAGGACGTCTTCCAGGAGGCCGCCAAACTTGCAATCGGCGACATCCTCGGCAAAACCGATGCGGAGCGCAAGGCCGCAGAGGCGGAGAAACGTCGCAAGATGGCAATCGCGCGTCCCGGCGGCGAACAGGGGCAGAGGAAAGGCGGCAAGGCCCAGTCCATCGACGAACTGGTAGCCGAAATCGCCGCAGAACTGAACAACTGAAACAATCCAAAAAGGAGATAAGAAAATGGGTTGGAATCCTATTGAGTCGGGTGGCAAGACGGCGGACGAAATCGCCGACCTCGTCCACGGTACGCAGGAGAAGCTGATCAAGCGCGGGGCCCTCACGAACCTGATGACGGACCGCACGGACTTCGTCGGCTACTCGCAGCTTCTGAAGCGCAAGGAGGTCGCCTTCAGCGGCGGCATCGACTGGCGGTTCGACATCATCGTCGACCACAACCACACCGCGCGGCACACGAAGCTGTACGACACGGACAACGCAAACGAGGTGGAGGCGCTTGCCAAGGGCACGGTCGGTCCGCGCTACACGACGGCGAACTACACCTACGACATGCGCGAGCCGGAGCTTCAGTCGACGAACAACGAGGTGATCGTCCGCTATGTCCTGAAGAAGAACATGCAGATGCGCCAGTCGCTCGCCGAGCTGATCGAGGACGACATCTGGTCGGGCCCGGAGTTCGCCGACGACAAGGTGACGCCGTATGGCTTCAAGTTCTGGTTCACGCGCCAGTCCAACTCGGACGCCGCGTCTCACGCGCTCGGCGGCTTCGACGGCAAGGACCCGATGCTCAAGACCTCGTCCTCCGTCTCGACGCCCATCGCCGTCGCGCGCGCCGGACTCTCGTCCAGCACCTACCCGCGCTTCGCGAACTGGGCCGCGCAGTATGCGGCGGTCAGCAAGGAGGACCTGATCTTCAAGATGCGCAAGGCCGTCCGCAAGACGAACTTCCGCTCCCCGATCACCACGGTCCCCGAGCCGACCCTCGCCACCGGCAAGGGCATCTACACGACGGACTCCGTCATCACCACGATGGAGGACATCCTGGAGCGCCAGAACATGAACCTCGGCAACGACGTCGCCTCGAAGGACGGCAAGTGCGTCTTCAAGGGCCACCCGCTCGTCTACGTCCCGACGCTTGACGACGACGCCGGACAGCCGCTCTACATGATCGACTGGACGTCCGTCGGCTTTGGCATCATCCCCGGCTGGTTCGACAAGACCTCGAAGCCGGTCGAGGTGCCGAACATGCACACCGTCCGCCGCGTCTTCGTCGACACGGGCTGGAACATGGTCTGCACGAACCTCCGCAAGAACGCGGTGTTCTCGCTCGCGTCTGCGTAAACTTCAAATCACGGCGGCCGGCGGGACCTGCTTCCCCCGCCGGCCGCCGCCGGTTTCACCATGAACGAAAAACAGATCAACGAGCTTCTTGAGCAAATTTACGGCGAGGACAAGGTTCCCGCTGAGTTCGACGGCATCGTCAAGGCTTTCTCCAAGCGCAAGTCCTCGATCATGCCGTCGGCCCCAACGATGTCTGAGGTCGTCATGCTGACGGTCCTCTTCGACTTGCTGAAGGACATGACCGAGGCGCGGAAGGACGACGAGTCCGACGAGGACATCGCCAACGACCTTCGCGGCGCGGAGCAGGAAAGGGATCCCGACGATGAGTAAGTTCAGGTGCGGAGTCGAATCGGTCGCGCAGGGGTCGGCGGAGCTGACCTTCTCGGTCGACATCGGCTTCGTTCCCGAATCGCTCCATGTGCAGGTTCGCCAGCCGGAGGCGGATGCAGACCTCATCGACGCAAAGGTGGTCGGCACCCCGACGGCAAGCGGCTTCACCGTCGCGCTGTCCTCTCCCGCAACGGCGGACGGCTACCTCCTCGACTGGACGGCCTTCAAGTCCGACGGCGGCGAGATCGGCGGCGGAGACACCCTCGCCGTCACCTACTCTGACCTCGCAAAGTCCGTCGCCAAGTTCCTCGGCTACGACCACGCGAACCTGACGGACGAGCAGAAGGACGAGGTGGACTGCATCATCCAGTCAGGCGTCCGCAACTTCTACTACCCGCCGGCGATGGACGGCGTTGACCCGAACTTCGAGTGGTCGTTCCTGAAGATGGAAGGGTCGGTAGTCACGGCACCAGGCGTGAGCGAATACCTGCTGCCGGACGGCTTCAACCGATTTTCGGGCGCGATCATCATCAAGGACGCGGAGAACTTCCCGTTCCGCAATGCGTTCGTCGTTCCATACGGCAACGTCAAGTCGATGCTCGACAACGGACACCGCACGGGCGTCCCGCACTACGCGGCGTCCCTCGGCGTCAACCAGTACGGCGAGAAGGGGCAGCGCAGGAAGCTCTACCTCTATCCCGTGCCGGACGCGGCATACACGCTCGACTTCTCGGCGGACATGGACTTCGGGCGGCTCTCGGACGAGAACCCCTTCCCGCTCGGCGGCGCGATGTACGCGGAACTTCTCAGGGAGTCCTGCCTCGCCGTCGCGGAGCGCGACACGAACGACGAGGAGGGCATCCACCTCGCGGCGTTCAACCGTCTCATTGTTTCAACCATTGCGCGTGACCGCAAGGCGTCTGCGCAGAACTTTGGCTTCATCGGGGTGCAGGACGCGCCTCGTTGGTAAATCAGAAAGGAGCAATCATGGCAGTGTACAACAAGCGCATTTGGGAGGTCATCAAGGACAAGGTGGCGGAGTTCGTCGCCGAATCCATTTCCGGCGGAGCAATCAAGACCGCCATTGACGCGGCAATCAAGGCGCATGAGGTCAAGGCCGCGAGCGACGCCTTCGCCAACAGCCACGTTCCCGCCGCCTGAGAGTAATCATCACCGATGCGGAATGTCGCGAAGAGGTTGAAGTTCCCCCTTCTCGGCGTGGCGAAGAACCTGTCCTACCAGGACACGACTTACCCGACCGAGGGACGGGAATATGCTACACCGATGGCGGTAAACGTCATCGGCAGTTGCGTTTTCGAGGGGCGCACTCGCGGCGGTTCTCGCCCCGGCCTCGCGGCAGTTCCGCAGGGGGCGCAAGTCACCGAATCCCATCCGACCGACATCATCTACCGCGACCGCAAGATCGTCTTTGACGGATCGGTGTGGATGGCGTCGGCAATCGGCAAGCACGACGACTTCGACTTCGGCAAGGACTCAGGAGACCCTTCCCGCGCCGTCGCCGGGAACGTTGCCCTCGCGGGCAGAAGCGGAGAGGCGATCACCGCTGCGATTCCCGTCGGCGACAGAGTTCTCTTCCTCGCCACGCTCCGCGCCATCCGCATGGTGCAGGGCGAGCCCACAGCAGCCGTATCGCCCGTGAGCGACAACGTAGGCGTCATCAGCCGCGACGCATGGTGCTTCGACGGACAGCGCGTCTGGTTTATGGGCGCGAACGGACTCTACGGGATGGTTCCCGGCGAATCTCCCCTTCTCGCGTCGTCGCAGTTGCCCGATGACTTCAATGGATGGAGCTCGGCGACGCTCGTCTACGACGCGGAGAATCGCGGCATCCACATCTTCGGGCAGTCGGACTACTTCTACGACATCGAGGCGAAGGCAGTCTGGCCCATCCAGTATAACTCCGCCATCCGTCCGACCGCCGGCGGCGCGGCGGTTGTGAACGGCGTGAACAAGGCCGCCTTCCGCGTCGGTTCGTCGTGGTACTTATGGGACGAATCGTCAGACAAGGACGCTGGTCTCTATTACGTTGCGTCGAAGGTTGTCATTGGCCCGTTCCGCTGCGGTGTCCGCGACGACGGCGACGGCATCCTTGACGCGCTGACCGTGACGCTTGCCAATGGAGGCGCGACGGTTAACCTGTCGGTTAACACGGCGAAGTCCGCCGAAGCAGCCGTCCTGACGGCATCGGACACCGATCCGATGCGCTCCTTCTCCGTAATCCCCGGATGGAACCCCGTCGTGCGCCCCCGCGTTCGCGGCGCGTGGGCGGTCATCGTTCTCAGCTCGACCGGCCGCTGGGCCTACGAATCAATTTTGGCAAACATCAAGACACTTGGGCGTCTTCGCCCGTAAGGAGGTAAAGAAATGACATTCCAGAACGCGCTCCGTCAGATGAAGAACGGGCAGGCCACCAAGCTCCCGACGTGGGGCGGCTACTGCAAGCGTGTTGACGACACCATCGCGGACTACAACAAGGACACGACGGCTGGCTACGCGCTCAACGCGAAGGTCATGTACATGGGTCAGTGCTACCAGTGCGTGACGCCGATTTCGTCTGGCACTGCGGCTGGAGCGTTCGATGCGTCCAAGTGGATGAGGCTCTTCGACATTCCGCACACCATCTCGTTCGTCGAGCGGTCTTCTTCCGGAACGACATATGCCTCCGCCGCAACCGTCACCGCTACGGGCAAGACCTACGGCGACTTCACGCCGGAGCTCAAGTTCGACGGAGAGCTCTTCACCGCCATGCTCTCGGATGCGTGGACGGTCGGCGACACCGAGGACTATGACGCGGCCCGCACGGGCAACGCCCGCTGGTAAGCGGAGGACTGCGGAATGGCTTCGCAGAAGATAGACCCGCTGAGTGTCATAACCCAGCACACGCCTACCCCGGAGCAGCCGAAGTCGGCCTCCTCTTGGTTTAAGACCGAGAGGATGGAGCTTGACTTCGGCGATTACGTCGGCAGGCCGAGCGAGAACGTCACGGCCCACACCGAGGCGCTGTCTCAGCTTCTTGCGGACGGATGGTATGTGACGGAAGTTTCCCACGGAGGCTCCAGCGGAGAGTGGAAGCGCGTCTCCAGTCAGAAGAAGAGCGGCAGTGCGTCTTCCAGCGAAAGTCGTACCGGCACCCGCACGGGAACCGAGACCGGCACTCGCACGGGAACCGAGACTGGCACCCGCACGGGGACAGAAGACAGGACAAGCTCCATAACCGAAAACGGAACGCGATCCGCGTCCGAGAGCGGAACTCGCACGGGAGAGGAGAAGTCTACGAGCGTGGGCTCCGAAACGTCGAACTCGTCTGGCTCGTCCGATGCTTCCGGCTATTCCAACGCCAACAACAACTACAACACGTTCACCAATGGCGCAAAGGACAGCGGGGCAACTTCCGGCGGCGGGACGAGCATGGGTTCGACAAACTCGAACTCCAGCAATTCGTCCAGCGAGGAGTCGCAAGGCCAGTCCCAGGAGGAGTCTCAAAGGCAGACTAAAGACGAGTCTCAAGGTCAGACTCAGGAGCAAAGCCAGGAGCAGCGCCAAGAGCAGTCGCAAGGCCAGACCGAGGAACAGTCGCAGGGCCAGACGCAGGAGCAGTCGCAAGGCCAGACCGAGGAGCAGTCGCAGGAGGAGTCGAGCGGAACTCAGGAGGACGAAGAGACCGTATCCGCAGACGAGACCGACCCGTACTGGTGCGCATGGCAGAAGATCCGCCTTGAGCGCCGCCGGATGCAGGCCGAGCTCGTCTTGCAGTCGATGGTCGACACGTTCGTCGACAACTTCAACGAGGGACGCAAGATTAACGTCGACCGCTATGAGGAGCTTGTTGCGCTCTACGCGCTCATGGTCTCGCAGACGCAGGACGACGCGGCGAACATAGACCTCGATTCCATCGACTTCGAGCCGCTGTTCGACGAGGTGAAGGCTGCGATTAAGGAGAAGCTGTCCGAGTACCAGTCCGTCGCCGACCAGATTCCGTCCGACTGGCTGGAGTCCCGCAAGGCCGACATCAACCTGAAGTTCAACAACCTCATCGGTGAGGCGAGGGCGAAGATGGTGTCAGACGGCACGTACAACGGCACAATCTGGCCGTCCGTCCTCGCCGGCATCGAACATCAGCGCAGCCACGCGCTCGACGCGCTAAAGGACGAGTCCGTCACCATGAAGCTAACCGCCTACGGCGACATCGCGAAGACGACCGCCGCGCTCTACGGGCAGATGATTGACGCTCAGGTCCGCGTGTTTGAGGCGCTCAAGTCCAAGAAGACGACGCCGATCACCCTCCGCAACGAGGTCTTGAAGTGGATGTACGACTTCATGGAGCGCCGCACGGACGACCATGTGAAGATCGAGGAGCTGGCTACGCTCGTCGAGCAGATGGGATACGACGGCGGCATCGTCGCGCCGTCTTCAATCGCGTCATAAGGTGGAGTCATGGGAATCGGAATCAAATACGATGACGGCAGCGGTTCGCTGAAGCCCCTTGCGTCCTTTCGCGGCATGGCCGGCACTCCGCCGATAAAGGGCGGAATCGGCACCCTCTTTCGCGGCATGGCCGGCACTCCGCCGATCCGCAAGTCGCTCTCCGAGAGGATGCGCGAGCGGCGCGAGCTGGGCAAGGAGGCGTCCAAGTCCATCAAGCTGGACGTTGCCGACCCGCGCAGGCAGGGCAAGGTCGTCGGGGCGGTGGCTCATCACGAGCTCGACGCAGACAATTCTCATCGCGGCCCGACCGAACACACTCCGTGGGAGCGCCCGTTCATGAGCGGGATCCACTTCGAGGAGGAGGCTTCGACTGGGCGCATCGTCGTATGGGCGTTTCTGCGTTCGGACAAGTTCACCGGCGAAGGACGAGCCTTTGAAACCACGGGCGAGACGAAGGTTCCCGTGTTTTCCTTCTACCCCGGCGGAGAAACTGCCGCCAAGCTTCCGTGGACGTTCGACACCGAGACCGGCAAGTGGCT